GTCTTTACATTGATTGTCTATATTTGCCATAAGTTTTTATATAATAGTTTTATAGGTAATTTTGAAACTGTTTAAAATAAACATGAACTTTTAAATGATACGTTTTCAACATCATCAGATTCACCAATTTGTTCTTTTGAAATTGGAGCATTTGCACGGTTTAGGGCCATCTTTTTACTATCTCTAAGTCTTAGAAATACACCAAATTGGCAGCAACTAATTTCTGTACCAAATGTTGTAAACCTTCCGGTCTCTGTGATTGTTTCTAAATAGTCAAGATTCTCTCCAGTAAAATCAAAGAATTCATGTTGAGTGTCCCGGATTTGTCTGATGACTTTAGCTCCAACATCAGATGAAATTGAAAAACCTAAGTCTTCATAGAACCAGTTGATTGTAGTCATCGCTCCAACTCCAGGTGCAACAAAGTCATCGTCTTCGTTAAGATTTCCAGATAGACTATTTGGTCGCAATAGATCAGGAGTCCCAATTTCAGGCATTCGGGCAAGGTTGGTACTAAAGTGATATCCATAATAGTTTCCAATTCCTCGATGCGATGTTAAAAAGTCAAACGATTCTTCCATTGTCGGCTTCTTAGCATAAAATTCTGCAAAACGAGGACCTAGTAAGGTAAACCAAAAAAACATATCGCTTGTTCGACTCTGTCTGGTTGGATCCGGTTCGGCATTAATTAATACATCATAAGGAGTTTTAAGAACTCGGGCATGGTTTCTCGATTCGGTCTGCAAACTTGTTCGTAATTCTGTAGTACCATAAATCTTTTCTCCACGTCTCCTTGCATTCTCCATATTAACCATGCACTGCAGAACATACTTCTCATCATTAACTAATCGGTCATATTTAACAAACGGATATCCAGTGTCGTGTGTTAATAGACTAATTGTGTTTGACGGTCCATAGAATTTTACAATTGCTGCATTAATTAGTCGGTCTTCAAAGGTGCATTCTGGATTGTAGAACACATTTTCATTTAACCAAATAATCTCATCATGAAACGAACGATTTGGGTGGAAGTATGGAACTGATCGTCCCTCTACAATAAATCCATGCCCAAATTTGTCCTCTCCAGTACCTTCACGATGTCTAAAAGTATCAAAAGTACAGGTTTTTGCAAAACGAACTTCATATTCTCTTCGATTCATTTCATGAATAAAATCTCGAAGTAATTGCTTTTTTTCTGATGGTATTAAATCCAACATCGCTTGAGAATCCATCTCAAGCAGTTTTTTATTTGAAGTCATTTTTATATTTTATTTTTTAAAGTATCATTAAATTCTTTAAATATTCTTTTTAATTCTTGTTTTTGTTTAAGTATTAAATCTTCTGAATATAAACTTACTAATTTTTTAACATCTTCTCGAGATTCAACATATAATATACTTCTAAGTTTAGTATCTTTTATTAACTCTTTATTTGGGTCATATTCTATTGGTATTGCAGCTAGACAGTTAGAAGCTAGTGTTTCATAAAATCTAAAAGTAGTTGTATTACCCTGATGTTCTTCATCTGCAATTATAATACTCACTTTAGATTCATCAATAACATTTAGCATTTCGGTATGCTTTAAAGGTAGAATTTGAGTAGCGTTTATTTTTTTAGATTTATATCCAATTAAAATATTATTGCCATCATGTGGCATATACTTTTGCAATATTTGTTCTCTATAAGATTTTCTATTTCTACCAAAATAAACAACATCCCATTTTTTATTATTTTCAATTTCAAATAATGCAGCGTTTGGACTATTTATTTTATTTTGAAATAGGTCTTTAAACATATACTTAAAAAAATCAAAGTATATTATTTTATTAGGGTCTCCTTCCCATCCATTGAATTGTTTAATGTCTTTTCCGGGAAATAATTGTATTGAATCTTTTATAAGATTATCCCACGTCTTAACATGCTCTTGACAAAGATTAAATCTTTCTAAAGCTTTAGCTGGATTAATAGGTGGTAAATGAGGATCTGCGACTATATTATAAATCTGAACCTTTGCATTAGAAATACCCTCTACGCAAGAAATCATGTGGGATTTAATTCCTCCTCCAAAAAAGTTAGCCCCGGATAGTTGAATGAATATTCCATCATATTCTTTCCATTCTGCTAGAGAAGCATCAATATAGAAGTCTTGGTCTTTGTTTGATCTGTTTTTTTGGCCTATTACATGGACTTCATGCCCTGCTTCAATTAGCGCCTTTCTAACATAATAGACTTCTAGTCCATTTGCTCTTTCTCTATGATGAGATGTATTTATAAAAAANGAAAGTATCCCAAATTTCATCCTATTTTTGTACTAATTTAGACACAATGTTAACCAATTCAACTTCAGGACAGTTTTCTTGAATGATTTGATATTGTATAGGGTCATCTTCAAAAAACCTGGAAACAATAACACCTTCACCTTTTAAACGGTTGATTGTATGTGCTTTATGATGTCCAGAATGTCTTCTTGCCGCAACGGTATGGTTTCCACGTTCCTCAAGAGTCATTGGATTAAAATACACCTTGCATTTAATTCCTCTCTCTTTAAGAATTGCTCGAACTTCATCTTTTTCGTCAATGCATCTCCCAGTAATAACAAAATCTGTTGTTGCTCTTGGAGTTATTCCAATTGAAATTACTCCGTCAAAATCGTATCCGTAGATATCGGTTGGTTTTTTGGTTTTAAATATATTTAACATGCTTAAAGTTTTGATAAAAAAAGGGAGAGTTATTTCTCTCCCTTTAGGTTAATGTAATTTTTAGACTTATTTTGTTTTAGCAACTAACTGTTTTCTTGTAGAATCTGTTAGGCGTCTTGCTGCCAATTCAGTACACTCATAAACAGCATCAGCAAACATCATCTGGTCTGGTGGGGTTTTTTGTGTAAATGCTGAAGGACCTCTTAAGGCTCCTACAACTCCTAATTCTCTTGCAACTCTTAAGTAACGAACTGCGTCAATTACAACTCCTGCAGAGTTTGGAGAGTCTTGTACACTTAATTGAGCATCAAAAAGAACTGGTGCTCCACCGAATCCTGTAAGTTCTAAACGGAAGTTAGCAACTTTATTATCACCATAGAATGCGATATACTCAGAAGGACCTGCATGTAAGAATGAATCTTCAGTTGAGATTCCTCGGATTTCGTTTTGAGCACGAATAACATTTTCTTTAGAAATCTTTTTAGATGCTAGACGAGATTTGTCTTCCATGTTTAAGAAATCTGTGTTACCTCCAACATTTCTTTGGATGTGGGCTTTTACATGATGTCCTCTTTCAAAGGCAAGTTCTTGTAACATTTGAGAAAGAATACTTGCTCCAAATTGAGAACGCATGTCATCTCCAATAATTGGAATACCTGCATCGATGAATCTTTGCTCCCAAGCCGGGTCAGATGCAATAAAAACTGGAATGCAGTTTACTAGTGAGATTCCTGTTTCAAGACAAATTTCAGCCCAGAATTCAGTTGTTTTTTGAGAACCTACTGGTAAGTAGTTAATTAATACCTCAACTCCATGGTCTTTTAATTTGGCAATGATTGAATCTTTCCACTCACGTGATTTTTTTGGTGTCCAATCAGTGCGATTCATGTCTGTAGAATTTCTTAGTTTTTCGTCAACTAAGAAACGATTTTGCTCTGGATAATTATCCATAAGAGCTGCATAACCATCAATAACAGGTGATTCGTAAACTGGTGCTTTACTAGTAATAACATCAACGATGTCATAAGCACAGTTTGGTTTTTGTTTTAGGGCATATCCTAATGTTTGATTAACTTTACGTTCATCAATTTCAAAGGCACATACAAATTCAATATTTTCTGCTTTGTAACCTCCAATATCGGACTTCATCATTCCGGTAATATCATTTGGATTTTCTGTGTAATATTGTACACCTTCAACCAAAGATTTAGCGCAATTTCCAGTTCCAATAATTCCTACTTTAATTTTGTTCATTGTTTTAAAATTTAATTTATAATTTTTATACTTGTTTTATTTAAAAAGTTTCAAAAAAGAGTATTGATAGTCTTCTTTAAGACAACATTTTTCTCGGACGTCTCGAAATCATATTGGTAAAACTCTCTAGATAGGTGAACAGAACCTGGCTTTTCCATGTAGGTATCGGCGAAATATTGTGGGTCTGCTGAGTACCAGTGAATTGGCCATTCGATTACGTTCATATTATATATAGCCGAGAGTTTGTCAACCTCTTCGTTAAATATCTCCATTAATTGAGTCCTTTCTCGTTGAGTTCCAATAAATGGAGTCCCTTTATGATAGCCAGTTTTTGGAATTCTGCGACCTTCAAATTCAATAGGCAATAATTTTACAATAGTATTCTTTTGAATTCCTAAAGATTTAAGGTGTTCAAAGTAGTTTGCTACTAGACTTTTAACTGCTTCAACTGGTTTTTCTTGTCGACATAAGTGATGACGAACATCGATGTTTCCAAAGTAAGTAATCAAGTGCTCAGTTCCTTCAGGAATATATGAGGCCATTCCTTCTTTCAGGACGCCGAACAGGGTTTTACCATCATTTCGACTGATATTTGCACCAGGGTGGTACACTGAAACTGAATGAGAATCTCCTAATACAAAAGTCTTAGAGTCTAATTTCAATTCAATAGTTTGGGTTTCTTTACTCTTCTTTGTAAGTGTTTCAACATCAAGAGATGCCCATAGAGGTGAACATGATTTCATTCGACTTTGTGCGAATGCTCCAACATCTGGCATTTCTCGATTCAAACAATAGATTTGTCCATTAAAATCTAAGAATCTTTTAATTCTCTCCGCTGGTTCATCAGTGGCTCCACCAAATAGATTATAAGACCCTTGAAATTCCATTGGAAGCGCTACTAACCAAACATCATATTGGTGAATATCTTCTGACTTTGTAAGTACTTCAACATCCAATCCAAGATACCTCAATTGATTAGCTAGGAGAAAGGCCCATGCACTTTTGTGGCTGGCCTTCTTTGAGCTATAAGTAGTTACGACATCGTCAATTGCGATCTTCTTGCCCTTTAATGAATCTAAAACTGCGTAAATATTAACCATTGAATGCATCATCGATATCGTTCTTGTTTTCTTCAATATAGTTGTCTAATCCTTGGATATATGCAACTGCATCTAATAAGTTATCACGCTTGTGATTGTAAGATTCTCTTGAGAATTTAAGTGCAACTAGTGCTTTAAACATGTGTTCACCTGTAACTTCAAGTCCGGTCATACCTTTAAAAATCATTGCAGCTCTGTCCATACCTTCTGAGAAAGGACCATAATTTCTGTCTGCTTCTTCGGAACGGTTATTAACAATTCCACTTGCTTCGTCTAAAATATTCATAGTTTGTGTTTAAGTATTATATGTTATATATTGGTTTTGTTTTTTATGCACTTATTAAAGACCAGTTTCCATTTCAAACTGACGTTTTTCATGGCCATGCTCACTATAAACATTACAGTTTAAGTATGCACCAGATTTTGAATAGTCTCCAATATATGAAGTCGATGTACGAACCTCTGATGGGTTAATATTAAAACAAAAATCATACTCTTCTTGAGTCAAGTATGTTTGGTTATTCATAATTTGATTGTAACGTTCTTGGGTTGAAATTGAAGTCATAATATGTTTGTTTAAATTAGATATGTAAATATAATACAAAAAATCGACATAAAAAAATCCTGACTAAAAAAGTTATTAACAATT